GTACCTAGCGACGCTGGCGCAGCCGTCATGCGTGCTTCTACCGATCAAGGTATTGAACTTGTGATGCAGAAGCAATATGACATCAACACGATGAAGACCAAGTATCGTCTTGATACCCTCTTTGGCGTGGTGAACAAACAGCCTGAGATGTCCGGCGTTATCATGTTTTCTCAGACCTAACCTGATGTGAACTGAAGTACAGACAGCCCTTCGGGGCTGTCTCCATATCTGGAGATTAAAAATGCCGCTGAAAAAAGGTTACAGCCAGAAGACGATCAGCTCCAACATCTCAAAAGAGATGAAGGCCGGTATGCCTCAGAAGCAAGCAATCGCTGTTGCGCTAAGTTCTGCTCGGAAGTCTGCAAAGGCCGCCGGAAAGCCTGGAAAGGCTCCAGCAAAGAAAGGGAAATAATGGAGTTCCCAACAATCGTTTACAAGTGCCCAGGCAATCATTGGGGGCCAAACGGCACCACATATGATTCTGTTGGCGTCAAAGATGATGGGCAGATGAAGGCTAGGCTTGCTGATGGATGGCACGAAAGCCTCGTAAAGGCTGTTGAAGAATTTCTAAGCCCTGAACAATCTGTGGACAACTTCACAGAAACAACCGATGATTCACCCGTGACTCGCGAAGAGTTAGAGCACAAAGCGCGAGAGCTAGGCATCAAATTTGATGGCAGGACAACCGACAAAAAGCTATTCGATAAGATCGAAGAAGCACTAAGGGGTTGATATGGGATACACAAAGCGCCAGTTTGTGACTGCTGCACTAGAAGAAATTGGAATTGCTTCATATGCGTTTGACTTACAGCCAGATCAACTTGAGTCTGCACGAAGAAGGCTTGATGCAATGATGGCGGACTGGAACGGGAAGGGTATTAGACTTGGCTACCCGATCCCGTCAAGCCCACAGGAAGGTAGCATCGACGAAGAAACCAACGTGCCAGATTCTGCTTATGAAGCAATAATCTGCAACCTTGGCATCAGGCTGGCACCTAGCTACGGAAAGCAAGTAGCAATAGAAACAAAGGCAACTGCAAAACAAGGCTATGACGTATTATTGCAGAGGGCAACTATTCCGACACAGCAGCAACTACCTGGAACAATGCCTTCGGGGGCTGGAAATAAACCATGGAGAAGTTATGACAACCCATTTTTGAGGCCGCCCATCGATCAAGTGACAGTTGGCCCTGATGGGCCTTTAGAATTCAATTAAGGGGTCAAAATGGCTCAGATAAATCAATTGGCATTGATGTCTAGCGTTTCCTCTGGCGAGCAATTGCCAGTATATAGCCCAACCAATGGAGATGCTCGCAGGGTCTCAATAGGCACGCTGCTAGACTACTTCGAACAGACGTTTGCATCTCCCACTCTAGCCACCAATGTTTATACGCCTGGAACAGGTTTTAACATTGCGGTGCCTACTCCGGTAGAACAGCAATGGATTTTGATTCAACCCACTGGCACGCTGGCCACTGGAACGGTCACACTTCCACTTAACACAACAACGCCAGACGGGTCAGAAATCTTGGTAACAACAACCCAGATCATCACCACGTTTACGTTGGCGCTTAACGGCGCAACCGCAGCATTTGGCGCACCGACAACGCTTGCAGCAAATGCGTTCTTTAGGATGCGATTTGTGCAGGCCACAAACTCTTGGTATCGGATTTCTTGATTATATGGCCACCAAGAAAGACCCAAGGCTTGAGCGCGCAGGCGTTGAAGGCTATAACAAGCCAAAGCGCACCCCTAGCCATCCGACAAAATCTCATGTAGTTGTTGCCAAATCTGGCTATCAAATCAAAATGATTAGGTTTGGCCAGCAGGGGGTGTCTGGTTCGCCCAAGCGTGAGGGAGAATCAAAAGCTGATAAAGCCCGTCGAGAATCTTTCAAGTCTCGTCATGCTGAAAACATCGCAAAGGGAAAGATGAGCGCAGCATATTGGGCCGATCGCGTTAAGTGGTGAATAAAATGCAAATCCCAATTCTGAATGGAATTTACACTGATAACGGCCCAGACTTCCGCACATCTTACCCGGTTAATCTAGTTCCGGTTCCAAAGGATAGCGGAATCAGCTCAGGCTACTTAAGGCCGAGCAATGGAATTGTTGCAAACGGAAGCGGGCCCGGGTGTGATCGCGGGGGAATTAACTGGAACGGAATCTGTTATCGAGTGATCGGAACATCACTTGTTAGAATTTTAAATTCTGGAAGCATTGATGTGCTTGGAAATGTCGGAGGGGATGGCGCTTCTTTAGTATCAATTGATTATAGCTTTGACCGACTGGCCATTGCGTCTGGGGGCAGTCTTTACTATTGGTCGCCAACGCTCGGACTGGTGCAAGTCACTGATCCTGACTTGGGAAATGTAGTTGATGTTGTCTGGGTAGATGGTTATTTTATGACCACCGACGGAACCAGTTTAGTTGTGACTGAACTATCAGACCCGACGCAGGTTAATCCGTTGAAGTATGGAAGCTCAGAAGTTGACCCTGATCCGGTGGTTGCACTAATCAAGCTGCGCAATGAAGTCTATGCTCTGAATCGAAATACCATCGAAGTATTCGACAACGTGGGCGGTGATTTATTTCCTTTCCAGCGTATCGATGGCGCTCAGATTACTAAAGGGGCGGTCGGAACATTTGCTTGTTGCGTATTTATGGAAGCCTTGGCGTTTTTAGGTGGTGGACGCAATGAGCAGCCAGGAATTTACATCGGAGCAAACGCAACAGCTACGAAGATTAGTACGCAAGAGATCGACGAGATTTTGATGCAGTACACAGAGAGGGGTCTTTCTAATGTAAAGATTGAATCTCGCAATGAAAAATCTCATAATTATCTTTATGTACATCTTCCAGATAGAACGCTTGTTTACGATAGCGCTGCTTCTCAAGAACTTGGTGCTCCAATCTGGTTCACATTAACTTCTTCGATCGTCGGATTTGCACAGTATCGCGCTCGTAATTTCGTGTGGGCTTATGACAAGTGGCTGGTTGGTGATCCTCAGTCAAATAATATCGGTTATCTAGTAGATAATATCAGCACGCACTGGGGGCAGAAAGTACGATGGGAGTTTGGAACGCTCATTGCTTATAATGAGGGTAATGGGGCTGTATTTCATAGACTTGAGCTTGTCACCCTGACGGGTCGCGTTGCATTAGGTATCGATCCGATCATCACAACAAGCTACAGTCTCGACGGTGTATCTTGGAGTCAAGATAGGCCACTGAGGATTGGTGCAATCGGAAACACTAGAAAGAGATTGGCTTGGTTTCAGCAAGGAAACATGAGGCAATGGCGTATTCAGCGATTCCGTGGCGACAGTGATTCTCACTTGTCATTCGCGCGTCTTGAGGCGCAAATTGAAGGTCTGGTGAATTGATGGCTATTGGCTCGCGCACTCCTCCACTCGGGTTAACTCGCGATCAGCTTGCATCTTTTTTGAAAGATCACGAGCAGATAAAGCAATTTGAAAAATTGTTTGCAATCACATCCGCGATAGCGCCGGATGTTGTTAATGAAGTTAAGATTGATGCAGGTACCGCGCAAGCAACAGCCATTCAAGCAATTGGGCAGATTTCTTCGATCGCTCAAGAACTGGCTATTGGGTGTTCCATTAATGATATAAAAGTAACACAGGCACTGGATCAAATTGCAGCATTGGCCCAAGAGGTAGCAGCAAGCGTTGCTTCAATAGAAAGCAAAGCAAATCAAGCGGAAATTCAATCAGCACTTTTTGGCCAAGAAATAGCGGTTAGCATATCTTCAACAGAATACAAAGCAAATCAGGCTCTGGCATCGCTTGCAAGACTAGCTGAAGCTGTAGAAGGTTTACAAATGCTGCCGCAAGCTCGAGAGTTTAAGAGAACCCGATACGGTTCATTTTACGATACCACAACTCAATCCGCTGCAATTATCAACACGGCCACAGCGATCACATTCAATACAACAGATATTAGCAATGGAGTTTATAGAGGAACGCCAACATCTAGAATATACGTAGACACTGAAGGAATATACAATTTTCAGATTTCTTTACAACTTGATTCTACAGTTTCAACGGCAGAGACGTTTTATGTCTGGTTTCGTATTAACGGAGTTGATGTTACATATTCAGCAAGCCAAGTTAGGATACAAGGAAACAATGCAGAGGTTTTTGTAGCGCTGAATTTATTTTTCAATTTGAAGTCTGAAGATTACATTGAGATAATGTTTAGTGTGAGTAATCTTGGAGTTCAGTTGCTTGCCTCTGGAGCCGTATCACCCCATCCAGGCATTCCGTCTATTATTCTCACAGTGTCGAATATACAAGGAGTCCAATAAATGACAGTAACCGTCAAAACCTTAGTTGCACCAAAACAAATGGAAGCAACACAAACTACGCAGTATGTTGCAACAGCGGCCAAAGCGCTGATCGATAAAGCCACTGTGACAAACACGGACACGGTAAATCGGACGTTTAGCGTTAACTTGATACAAATCGGCGGGACTGCTACCAATTCCAACTTGATCATCAATAATAGAACAGTTGTGCCCGGAGAAACTTATCTTTGCCCTGAATTGATCGGTCACGAGCTAGAACCAGGTGCATTTATTAGCACAATTGCAAGCAATGCTACCGCTCTGAGTCTGCGCATTTCTGGCCGAGAAATCACATAAGGAAAAGTAACATGGAAGGCGCAAATAGACCCAAGATTTTCTTCTCTCGCTTTAGTGGACTTCCGGTTGAAGAGCCATTTATCACAGCAGCAGAGAACAAGAAAAACACTCAGGTGGTTATTGATAAATGGATGCTAGGGCCTGAAAAGCCAACTAACGAACGTGGAGCAAATAAGCAATACTGGCTTGCGCTTAGCAAAGCCATGCAAATTGATGAATCCGAGGCCAGGCGGCGACGATGCTCAAATTGTGAATATTATGATAATTCTATCCTAGCTCAAATAAAAATGGATAAAATACCATGGAACGAATGGGACATATCTGCCGGCTTCCGTGGTCATTGTAAGAAGTTTGACTTTATATGCCACGACCTTCGATCCTGCCAAGCATGGGAAGAACGCGAATTGGAAGATGATTGATCATGGAAAATTCGAAATTGCTGCATGCGAACTTAAAAAATGTTTTATCTCTTCCTGATCCGGCCTGCGAGTGGCTGATCATGTTGTGGGGCGCTATTCAGCTTTTTGATGATGTAGCAGACGGCGACCATATTGATCGAGAAGACTTGAACGCAGTAATCTGGAATACTTTAATTGGAATGAATCAGAACAGCTTCTGGATTACTAATTCAATAACTCTTGCGCCGGTCATAGCAACAATGGTATTGAAATGGCAGGGCTCTGACAAAGCTGAACGCTCTGGCAAAGCTGATGCGCGCTCTTATGTTTGGCGCGCTGGGTATTACGATGTTGTGATGCTTGTGGTTGCACTTTGTAATGGCACAAAGTATGCTACAGACAATGCAAATTTAGTTATGTCGCTGTACGGTGAAAAACTTGAAGATTATTTGAGGGAGTTTAATAATGCCTGACCCCATTTCTGCTTTAGTCGTTGGAGGAAGCCAGCTGGTCAGTGGCATGATGGCTTCTGATTCTGCGTCTGATGCAGCTGAAGCACAAATCAACGCCAGTGATGCGGGGATTGCAGAACAGCGCCGTCAATTCAACGCCATTCAAGAAATTCTTAAGCCGTACATTAATGCGGGAACTGGCTCGCTCGCTGGCCTGCAGCCATACGCCGCAGCTGGCGTTCCGGCTTTAGAACAACAGCAAGCGTTGCTTGGGTTGCGCGGACAAGAGGCACAACAGGCGGCGATCTCTGGCATTGAAAGTGGCGCAGGATTTCAAGCTCAAGTGCGGCAAGGCGAAGAAGCACTTTTGCAACGAGCAGCGGCAACCGGTGGGTTGCGTGGGGGAAATATGCAAGCCGCGCTGGCTCAGTTTCGGCCGCAGATGTTGCAAGCAGAAATTGAGAATCAATATGGGCGACTCGGCGGCCTGACCGCGCTTGGCCAAACTACTCAGCAGAATATTGCGCAGATGGGTCAAGCATCGGCAGCAAACACGGCTGCTGCTGGACTACGCACTGGCGCTGATATAGCTGGTTTGCTTGGGCAACAAGGGGCCGCTCGGGCCGGTGCAGA